GCAGTCGTTGTGAGCGTGCTGCTGGTGGCGACAACGGGACTGAGAGTCAGCCAGGAGGCAACGGTGGAGTCGCTGATCAACGAGAATGGATTGCTGGTTATTTCCTTGCTGGTGCTCCATGTGGCGGCGCTGGCGCTGGCGGTGAACAGTGTTTCGGCGTCTGTGGTGTTGCTGAGGTGGTAGGTCCAGGTGTTGCCTGACTGGGCGATCAGGCCGGAGCGGCCCGAGAACTTGGCCTTGAACTTTTCGCGTTGGGCCAGTGACACGTAGTCGGGCTCGCAGACGACCCGGCCCATGGCGTTTGCTCCACCCTTTTTGCCGCCGCCGCTCACATCCACCGTGATCTGGGCGTTGACGCCCGGGCGCAGCGAGGGATTGACCCTGAAGCCGAAGGCGTTGCCGATCAGGCTGTAGACGCCGAACTGGGTCTGGCTGCTGGGGCGGCGGGCGTGGCAGAAGTAGGGGGCCAGCTGGCCGTTCTCGTCCTCGATGGCGTAGACGTCCTCGGGGGTGGCGCTGCCGGGGTCGTCGCTGGTGCCGATCAGCAGGTCGGAGGCTGTGATCCGGCCGCCGTTGGGCCGGAAGTAGGCGGAGAAGCGGGCGCTCTCGGTGGTGCCCAGCAGGTAGGAGCCGAGGGTGTTGTTGCCGAGCGCGATGTTGGCTGGGTCGATCTCGATGCCGGGGTGGCCCTCGCCGAGCAGGTAGATGGCGCGCATCACCAGGCCGTGGTCGCGCGCGAACACCTGGGACCAGAGCAGTGGGGCGTTGATGCGCACCCCGCCGAAGAACTGGCCGTTGATCTGCTCCCGGCGGGTGTAGACCAGGGGGATCACGTCGCCGATCGAGGCCACGTCCTGGGCTGAGTCGAATCCCGTGCGCGGGATGAACCGCCGCGCGTTGGTGATCGTGGTGCCCTGGGTCTGGTTCTGCTGCAGCCGCGGTGGGGGCTGGGCCCGGGGCTTGAAGAAGGAGGCGGCGATCGTCAGACCGATCGAGATCAGGTTGGCCACCAGGGCGATGGTGGCCAGTTCTGTACCAGTTGCTACAACGGCCGGCTGCGGCTGGGCCTGCGCTCGGCGGCGCACTTCAGCGACGTAGAAGCGGTACTGCTCTTCGTTCAGCCCGAGCAGATCGGCGATGTAGCGATCGGCGGGAAGAAGGGGCAGCTTAGACACGCTTGAGTCGCCTGTAATTGAGGGGCTGGAGCCTGTTGATGGGGATCCAGCTCACAATGTTGAGGCTAGCGCTGATGGCGAGTAGACCATCATCGACAACGACTGCAATACAGAACAGGCCGGCCGATGGCAATAGGGTCATTGCATATTGCTCTGGGCCATTGGTTTGCTCTGTCAGTGCATACCAGTCCTGTTTGATTGCATCCAGATTTCCCTCTGCCAGCCACTTGTACCACTGGCGCTCCACGGGTGGCGGGTTGAGGCCGGCGTCCTCGAGGACGCGCAGCACCAGGCGGATGCAGTCGGTGGCCTGGCCTTGGCGGGGGTCGGCGCCCATCCGGTAGGGCAGTCCGACGTAGCGCATCCAGCAGCTGGTGCTCATCGGGTGGAGATCGAGCCGGAGGAGGGGAGGCTGCCCACCAGGTAGCTGCTGAGCGTGCGGCGCGGCACCTGGCCGTCGACCGCATCCAACGGGGAGGCCAGGCGCAGGGCGGCGCGCTCGGTGGTGGTTTCCGGGCGGGAGCAGACCCAGGTTTCGGTGGTGATCAGGCGGAGCTCGTTGTAGGTCTCGGGGTCGAGCAGCACCGCGGCGATCTCGCAGAGCCAGTCAGCCAGGGTGGCCTGGGCGAAGATGGTCATGGCCAGGGCGCTGGGGACACTGACCAGGGCTGCGTCGCTGCGGTCCCCGCCTTTGGTGCCGGCGCCGGTGCTGACCGCGAAGGGGGCGAACTGGTAGTCGATGCCGCCCCTGGTGCGCCATTCGTCTACGAAGAAGTTTTGGAAGTTGTAGCCATCCACGTATTCGCCGGTTTTGTAGCGAAATCGGATGAAGTTGCAGACTGCGATCGTCATTTCATACCCCCACCATCCGGCGTGTTTTGACGCTGTTCTTCAGGGCGGCCAGGGTGAGGGATCGGCCGCGCTCGGCGGACTGGGCCATGCCGCGCTGGAACTGGTCGGCGGTGACGTAGTCGACCGAGTTGATGCGGGTGGTCTCGAAGGCCACCTTCAGCGGATCGGCGGGGGCCAGCAGGGCATCGGCCAGGGCGCGGCCGGCGTCGTTCTCGCGTGCCATCGCCTGCTGCTGGGCCACGGCGTTACGGGTGCTGGCGAAGGCCGTGGCGCCGGCAGCTTCGCGGGTCTGGTTGAACAGGCGCTGGCTGCGGTCGGCGTTGAGGATCTGCCCGCTGGCGCTGGGGACGAACAGCTCCGGGCCCTGTTCGCCGACGAGGTAGGGCATGCGGGCGCTGACGGGGCCGCCGGTGGCGCGCGGAGGCGGGGGAGGAGCTGGCGGTGGCGGGGGAGGAGCTGGCGGTGGCGGTGGCGCGTTTGGCACCTTGACGCCCGCGGAGGCGCTGGATGTGAGTGACGCGAAGCTGCCGAAGGCTCCCGCAATCGAGCCGATCGCTCCGAAGATGCCGGCTAGGCCCATCAGGGTGTTGTAGGTGCCGCCGCCGCTCATTTGTTGGGCTCCTGCAAGGCCCATGGCAACACCGGCGATGCCTTGAATGACACCACCTAGAGTTTTTTGAAGTGTATTGAACTTGTTGGGTAGTTCTTTCGAGGACGAGACGATTCGCTTGAATGATTCATTGGATAGCTGCATCTGTTCTGTAAATATAGAAGACATATCAATAAGTGGTTGCTGGGAGTTGATGAAGTCACTGGTTAGCAACTCAGGCATGGGTTGTGATAGTTGATCAATCGGAATGCTTGGAGTTTCGATGACAGGGGGTTTAATAACAGGAACTTTTACCGGTGCAGCGAGGTGTTGACCGACCTCGCCACCGATCTTCCAACCACCTTGCTGGGGGCCGTCATGACTTGGTGCTGGTCCACCCATGCCGGTGTGGGGTCCAGCAGTGGTTTTGATGGTGTTATCTAGGTTTGTTATTGCTGCATTTAATGAACTCATGGCTGTATTGTTTGTTTTCATCAGTAAGTCTCTATGCTTTTGTGCTAATTCCTCTGGTGTTGGAGTGCGCAAAGCCTGGAACAGAGTCTTCTCCATTTGATCAATGATCGGGCGTGTTGCGTATTCCATGAATGCGCCTACGACTCGTTCTTGGATACTTTCGGTGAGATCGGTGAAGGCTTGCTTAATATCACCACCTTGAACGAGGTTCATGAACATATTGCGGTAACCTGTTACCATCGTTTGGGCTAGATCTTTGATTAGTGCGATACGTTGAGTTGTTCCCTTTAGACTTTCTTCAAACAAGCCGAGCTCTTGTCTGCTGCGGCGAGTCGCGTCATTCATGTCTTGTAGTGCTTTCACGCCCTCGGGGTCTTGGAGCCTGCCCGAGTCGGATAACGCCAGCGTGCGACGGAGGTTGATCATTTCTGCCTCGAAGCCGCGTTGACGCAGAGGTGAGTCGCCAGCAGCTGCTTGACCGAAGCCCTCGAGAAGTTCAACTTGACCGTTTCGGACAAAGTTGCGGTTCTCTGTATTGAAAGCTGCTAGGTCTCTGGATATTGTCGCTAGACGCTCGTTTTTGTCTAAGATAGGGGCAACGTCATTGATTTGTCTGCGCGCCCTAATTGCTGTCGCTATTGCAATGGTGAAGAGCTCTCTTATTTCTTTTGGGAATTTCTGTAGGAAATAATTAGCTTCATCTGTGAGTTTTGCTGTTCCTGTTTGAAGACTCTGAAGGAAAGAATCTGTCAAGACTTTTTTCATTACTGTTTTCTGCTCAGCTGTAGCCTCTCGTAATTCTGGAGTCAGATCAACAAAACCTTGGATCGCCCTCGGGAGAGATCGATCGAACTCATCAAGCTTTTGAGTGAGTAGCTCAACTTTGTTAGAGCCAGATGCAGCTGCTTGTTGTAGCAACCGTAGATTCGCTGCAGTATCTTGCAAGCTCACTGTTGCTTCTTGTATTGAAGGTAAGTCAGTAAACAAACTGGTTTTGCTTAGTGCTTCTCTAGTATTCTTAAAGTTTTCTCCGATATTGTTCCTACTAATTAAATTGGTCAACTTTTCTTGCAGGCTAATAACCTGCTGACCTAACGCACGACGTTCATTCGCAAACTTTTCGTTGTCGGAAGCTAAGTCTTTGAATCCTGTAACGGGCTTGGGGGCTGGTTCTTCCTTGTTGTACCATTGATTAAGGGCGAAATCGTCGCGGGCGGCTTGTATGGCGAACGTACCAGCGCGGCTTTGACCAAGTAGTCTCTTAGTCAGACCATTAAGTGCTTGCTCCCATGTAAGCCCTTGCTTCTCTAATTCTTGTAAGCCCTTAAACATTCTATCAGATAGAACAGCATCAACTATTTGTTTTGGTTCTGCGCCTGGTTGTACGCCTAATTCTCTGGCTCCACCGGCATATAAGTAAGACAAGATCTTTTCGGCACTAGCTACCTGTCCTGCTACAGCATCTAAAAACTTACGCTTGTCGTCAGGCCCTGGGATGTAGCCTGTAGTTGCAACACGGGCAGCTTTAATTGTGTATTCAAGTACCTTTTTGGCTGCGCGTTCGCGCTGTTTTGCTTCGTAGTCTACTACCTTCTGGTTAAACTCACCCATACGCTTGCGCATGCGTTCTGTCTGCTCTTCGAGCTTAAGTTTGTAGTCTGCTACTGACTTCTCTAAGTTTTCCCGAGCCTGCACGGCTTCAAACTGCTTGCGCTGCGCTTCAGTTTGCGCGTCAAACAGGCCGCGCTCGTAGTCGCCGAGGATCTGGGCGAGGCTGGCTTGGACGCCGGTCAGGCCTTCGCTCTGGCGGGCCAGCTGCCGGTCGAGCTCGGCGCGTTCAACCCGGCGGCGTTCTTCGACCAGGCTTTGTTCGAGTTTGGCCAGCTCTTGCGCGGTTCTGAAGCGCTCATCTCGGAGGTCTTTTTCGATCTCCTTGCGGTACTCGCCGATGGCGGTTTCGATGTCCTTACGTTCTCGGGCAAGGATTTGGACGTCTTGCTTTCTTTGCTCACTACTCTCTTGCTCTTCAAAGTACTTGCGAATACGATCGCGTTCTTCTGTCAAAGCTTCATATTGCTTAATCTGTTTTCGTGCTTCTGCTAAGACTGAGTCTTGGGGGCCACTACCTATCCCAACTGGCTTAACATTGCCATAGGTCTCAGTTTCTTGTAGTCGCTTAATATATCTTTGTCCTTCACTTAGCTTTTTCTGTGCAGCTAAGTAAGCATCGGCTTCTTCTTGAATCCTCTTGTCTAAGCTTTCTGCACGTTCATTTAAGCGTATAACATCTAAACTTTTAAGTGCCCGCGCAGCTGCTGATGCGCTATCACCTAAATTCTTGTAAGACGTTGTCAATCTGTCTAGTGCTTGTGCTGCCCGTAGCTTTTCATTGGGTTCTCCTAAATTCCGCATAAGACGAGATGCTGTATCTATTAAAAAGCCTACTAATATCTGAAGTCCTAGCATTTTCGCTTGGAATACTATGAGGCCTCCTATCATTTGTGTTATCCTTTTCCCTACTACGCCTGCAAGGCTTGTAAGACCTGCTGCTATAGTCGCACCTACAGTTCTCACTGACTGACTAGCCCTGATACCCGCGTCTTTTACCTGATTCAGCCCCCCACTCATTTGTTGAGCCGCCGTTTGTACCTGTCTGACAGCGCTTTGTGCTGCTGCATTGATGTTTGTAAATGCTCTTCCTATGTCTGCTATCTTTGTAGCTAATGCATTGTATTGTGGACCCTGACTCTGAACTACTAAAGCGAAGTTTATTAGTAACTGACCTAAGCTACTGATAGCGCGTCCTACTAAAATGACCACAGAAGTTATGATAAACGTGACTTTGCCGATCACTGCCTTTCCGAGACTTTCAATACCTTGACTTATGCCTTGAATACTGTTGGCTATTGTGTCTCTTATCGCTACTACAGCTCTCTTGACTAAGTTGATTACTGTTTTAACCCATCCTACAAAAGTTTTTACCGATTCCAAAAGCGCGAACCATATAAAGCCTATAACTCGTACTACAGGCATAATGCCGACTGATTCAAGTAGTTTCATTGTTGTTCCTACTTGTGCTATGTATTGAACAACATTATTGCTAAGTAGTTGTCCGTATAGCTTTAGAATCGAGTTAAGAGCAGGGATAATAGTAGCATTTAGAATCCGGCCTATATTGTTAATAGAGATTGCAAGAATCTTTAGTTGCTCCCACTTAAAAGCTGCAAAACCCCTTAAAAGGGCCCCTAAACCATCGCTGATAAGTGCAACTGCTGTTATAGCTTCGTTTGCTAGTGAAGAGATCAAGGGGCGTATAATATCTACTTGATTCTGCACTGCTACTGCAGCATTTGCTATTTTTTGGTCAATCTCGTCGAATATCTGAATCTGTGCTCTTGTGTCAAGCCCCTGCAGCACCGGTGCAGCCTTGATGCCACTGACTATTCCGCTGAAGCTGACGGACGCTATGCGACCAAGTCCGTCAGCAATGCTGAGGATTTGATCAAAAACAAGTTGGAGGCGCTCGTAGACGTCTGTAAGACTGTCAAGTAATGGCTGCAGTAACGGTTTACCTAAAGAGCGCAGCGCTTCTTCTTTAACCTCTTGAATGTTACTTGTAATACCAGCAAAGCCCTGGGCTGCAATTTTTTGACCTACGGTGAAAGCTTGTAGTCTGCGCATCAAGAACGCAACTAAGCCCTCGGTGGAGGTCTTCGCCTTCTGGATCTGGTCGTTGGTGAGGCCGAGGCTGCGGGCCAGCACCGAGTTCTGGTCGATGTTGCCGGTCAGGATGGAGCGGATCTCCTGGGTGGCCAGCATCGGGTCGGCCATGCCGATTGTCCCGAGGGCGCCGGCAAAGGTGATGGCCAAGTCCTCGGCATCCTTGAGGTCGCCACCAAAGGCGCCCACCTGCGAGGCAACGACGCCGAAGACCTGCACGATGGCCTCGGAGGTGGTGCCGGCAATGTCGAGGGAGCGACGGCGGATGTTCTTCAGGGTCTGGTCAATCGGGCCCTCGAGGGCGACCAACGCCTTGAAAGGGTCGGTGATGCGCTTTCCATCGATCGCCACGTCGGCCGTGGAAGCCAAGGTGGTCCGGGTGCGAAGCAGAGCCTCTTGCAGGCGGATTTCTCGCCCGATGGTCTCATCGAACATCCCGCCAAAGGCTTGGCGCAGAAGGCTGACGGATTGCGTTACACCGAAAATCTCGTAGCCTATATTGGAAATACGTTGAGCTAGTGCTGCAGCTTGGTCTGACGCAACTTGGAATGAGCTACCTAGGATATTTTGTGGTGTAGAGCGCTTAAGAAGCTCGAGTGCTGATACACCTTTTTTTGCACCACTACTAACAATCCCGAAGAGCTCCTCGAGATCGTTGATAACCGCCCCAGGGCCTATATTAGCTGCCCGGCTGATTGCTAAAGCTTGCTTGCCTACCTCAGCGGTCGCACTAGCGATTTTGCCCAGAGTGCTAAGTGTTTGCTCGGCCGAGGGCAGACGAATATCAACAGTTGCGCCTTTGTCGAGTTTGACAACGCGCTCGTCAACACGTTTTAACTTCTTCTCGGCCTCCTCAGTTGAAGCTTCTACTCTTACAACGTAGTCGGCCATGTTGAAGTCCTCCTTTTATCAGTCTACGGAAATCTCGGGGGGAGAAATCAACTCGGTGTAGATGGGCATGGGGATCCGACGTTCTCGGAGGAGGCGGGACAGCATTGCTCGCGTGGTTGGGGATGGGCCAGCCTCTTGACCGTCCTCGGGGGGCCTCCAATCCGGGAAGGGCAGGAAGTCCTTGAGCTCGACTTGAGGCTTGGGCCCCTTCCCGCCAGCAAAGCCGTAGGCCGTCCACACCAGCTGGACACAGAGCTTGGCTGTGGTGGATGAGATCAGGTTGAAGTGCCGCTTCTCCTCGTTGTCAAGAAACTCGATGGTCTCGAGAATCACGCGGATTGGTGTGCGGAGAAAACGCTCTCGGGGGAAGTCTGCCCCTAAGGGGGAAGAGCGCACTCGCATGTAAATGCGCTCCCAGTTCGTTAAAGGTGTGCGCAGTACCCGCTCACATTGTTGGATAATCTCGTCAGCATTTAGGTCGTCACTGCTGTCACTGTGATCGCTTCCTCTTTTCCCTCTTCGTCCGTTGGCCAACCATCACGTTCCCATTTGATTAACTGAAAGATTTGATTGAGACGCTTGCTGGTGAGTGCGTCTGTATCTTCGTGTGTCCAGTCGCTTGTAGCTTCCCAGCTATCTGACGGTGGTAGCTTTACTTGGCCACGGTAGCGCATGAAGATCGTTACATATTCAACCTTCATCTCAAGTTCGCTCAACGCATCATTCGTAAGTTCTTCTACGTCATCTGCGTATTTGAAGAGATACTCTTGATTCTCCTCCATCGCAATGTTGCTAAGAACGTCAAGTGCGTCCTTGATCTTTAGCTTATTGTCCCTAGCGATTTTTTGAGCCAGCTTCATTGACTTATATGTATTCTTTGACTGCTTCTTGTTAATTGCCTCCATCTGCCGGCTTTCGCCTGGAGTCAGATCCTCGAAAATGGGGAAGCGGAAAGGGCCGATAGTGTGAAACTTTTCTGCTTCAAACAGAATGCTGTACTTGCTCATGGATGGAAGCAATGTGTAGTTTGACGTCCCAGCCTTTTTTCAGGGTTGACTGATTGACTAGGTCGTCTGGGAGCTCAACATCCAGGCTAGCGCTGTTATCCGATAAGCGTATAAGCTGGAAGGGGTTCTGGGGTTCGACGTAGAGGGCGCCGCAGTGAAGGGCGTCGCCTTCTATTCGACAGTTCACCGCGTAGACCGACTGGAAGGGGTCGGTGAGGAGATCGTGCTCGAGGGGCATACTTACAAAAAAGCCCCGCGGGGCGGGGCTGGGTTGCTCTTCAGTTGCAGGCTAGGAAAATCAGGCCGTCCGGAAGGTGGTGGTGAAGCCTCCCAGGGGACGGCGCACACCCGAGGCCGAGTAGGCGCCGGTGCCGTCCACGATCTGGGTCACGGCGCCATCGGAGACGCGGAGACGGTAGATCGTGCCGGCAGCCAGGTTGGCAGCGGGGTTGATGGTCACCACGTTGGAAGCCAGGCTCACAGCGGCCGGCACAACCGCACCCGAGGAGGCCAGTTCAACTCGGAAGCCACCACCGTCACTGGCCCCGAGAGCGAGGCCCTGGACAGGTGTGGCGCCGCCTGAGGTGGTCACGTAGGTGACGGTCAGGTCATCGCCCACGACAACCGCAGAGGCATTGTCGGCGGGAACCACCGTGGCCCAGCGGGAACCGCTGTTGATCGGCAGCAGGCCGGATTGGATGCCTCCGAAGCTGAGAGGGCTGGAACCTGCGTTGTAGCGGCCGAAGACGGGCCGTCCTCGGGACATCATGTCGAAGGTGACTTCAGTCAACCCCTCGGCAGACTTGCCCTCATTGAAGTTCATGAGAACGCAGTTGAAGCCGGTGAAGTCGTAGACCCAGTCACCGCTGTTGCCTTCGAGCTGGCCGAGCTCTTTGAGGAACTCAACGTAGATCTCGAAGTCTTTGTTGTAGCGGCATTTCTCGATCAGGGCAAAGCCCTCATCGTAGTTACCACGATAGAAGGGGACACCGCTGCTATTGATCTCGGTGTTCTTCATGAAGTAGGCGGTGTTGGACGCCTGCACCCGGGATCCGGTGATCAGGCTGTCGGCCCAACCGTCATCGCCCAGGATGCGGAACTCCTGGTCGTTGTCGTTGATCTGGAAGTTGCTCTGGGTGATGGCCTGCAGTTCCACGTAAGACTGCCCGGCATCGAGGGTGGGGAGCGTGACGAAGCCGTCGCTGCCGCGGGTGGCGAAGTAGCGGCGGGGGGCGGACAGTTCCACGGCACGAACCAGGGTGCGGTGCGCCTTGTGGAACGAGAGCCCGATGGCGTAGTCGGCCATGGTGGTGACTCCTTAGGGGATTGGGGGGTTCAAGATGGCTCCGCTGATCTGAGCCGTGATTGCCTCGTAGGTCGACTCCGTACGGGGCATGTAGGTGACCCGGTCTCGGGGGAAGGCCCGGGCCAGGCGACGCCGGATGTCCAGCATCGAGGTGGGCATCACCGTGCCCTCGGTGGTGCCGTAGTTGGTGAAGCGCAGGCCCCAGCGCTCGAACTGCACCAGGCCGCTGGAGGAGCCGGGGCTTTCGATCTCCTGAGGGACATCCTCGAGGGTGCATTCGATCCCAGTCACCTTCCAGGCCGCGGGCACCATGGAGGCACCGACCACATAGACCGCGGGGATGCGGGCACCGGTCGGAAGGGTGTAGAACCCCGGCCATTGGGCCTGGGCCCGCAGGGTGGTGCCGTCAGCCTCATAGAGGTTGAGGATGTGACGCTCGATCGTGCGCCGCAGCAGCGTGACCGGTGGGTAGGCGGTGAGTGTCATCGGCCCTCCTCCAGCTGTGCTCGCAGGAACTGGCCGAACTTGGCGGGGGCCTCCTCGAGAGGAGCCTTGGTCCAGGGACGGCCCGGGAAGCGTTGCCCCTCGAGGCTGACGCCGCCCTCGTGGACCTGGGTGGCGTACTCCACCGGCCAGGTGAAGGTCACGCTGCCGTCTGGGGCGACGGCGCGTGTCTGGCTGGCGCGGAGTCGGCCGGTGTCCACGATGTCCCGCACCTTCGGTGGGGTGGGGTAGGGCCACTTCACCTCGGAGATCTCCTGGGTGAAGCGCATGTCCAGCCAGGTGGAGAGCTGTTGCACCGCGGCTGCGGTGGCGCTCTCGAGTTGCTGGCTGAGTTTGCGTTGAGGGCGGGCCATCAGATGCCACCTCCAATCACACGGAATGTGCCCTGAATGCTTTGGCGCAGATCGTTGCGATGAAAAGCATCCATCGCAAGGTCAAAGATCAGCTCAAAGCGGCCTTTGTAGCCGTTGATCACCGCATTGGCTTGTGAGCCGTTGGTGATCCGGCTGTCCAGCACGGCAGGGGATAGAAGGCGCCCTCGGCATTGGTAGACGGTTTCATCCGCCCCCGCTTTGCCGGTCCAGTTGGGTGTTTCCATCGTGAGCGCGGCCAGATACTCCACCACTTGCGAGCCCTGCACGGTGTTGCCCGTGGTGGGATCGGTCGAGGTGGCACCCGTGGCGAGCTGGAACGCCAGTTGGGCATTGCCCCAGGGGGCGTAGTTGGCAAGGGTCGCGCTCGGGATTGCCATGGTCAGGCCACGAATCCGGTGAGGGGCAAAGAGTCACGCAGGCGCGTGTACTCCTGGCCGTAGAGGGTGGAGAGCATCACCTGCCCCTGGGAGTTTCCCGAGAGCGCACCGACCTGTTGGCCGATCTGGGTGATGCGGCTGCCCAGGATGTGGGCGGCCAGGTAGCTGACGGCGTCGGTGTGGCGTTGGTTCCACACGCTCTCGGGGGTGAAGCGGCCGGCCTCTGCCAGAGCTCCCTCGACCACCGCGAGCGGCTGTTCACCGAACTCGGGGAAGCGGATGAGAAAAGCGGTGGCTGTCGGGACGGCCATCACCCGTTGCCCTCCGTGATGGCGGTGATGCGTTTCTGAATCGAGTTGCGCAACCGGATGCGGCTCTCTTTCTCGTGCCAACGGTGCAGCTGATCCACGTCGAAGGAGGCTTCAACGAGTTCGAGAGCTGTCGTCAGCGGGAGATTGCTGAGTGTGTCGCTTGTGGGTGCTTCCGTTGCTACGGGAATGGTGGTCGCCTCGTCTCGCTCGATGCGTAGAGCACCGAGGGAGAGGAGGTTCTTCACCACGTCGTAACTCTGGATCTGCTCCCACACGTCCTCGGGGAAGTCGCGGGTGACACCAGAGGCGATCTGGATGTAGTCCGAGGTTCCCTTGCCCGTGAGGAACGAGAAACCGATGGTGCATTCCTTGTCCATCGGGGGGTTTTCAAGTTCGGGGCGATAAACGAGGATCATGTCCGGAATGGGTGAATGTGCAACTCTATTCGGATTCGGTTAGCTGGGCTCAAGCCTTTTCAAGAACCATCACGCTCTTGGGGTAGTAGAGCGCGAGACCGCCGATGCGGGCATGGGCTGCGACGGTGAACTCGAGGGCCTGACGCACCGGGGGCAGAAACTCCAGGGGTTGGGGAAGGTGAAGTTGCAGCTTGTCGGGGCTGCGGTCGTACACCACGATCCGGTCCTTGGAGAGGGTGCCTCCAGACTTGGCCGCTTCGAGCTCGTTGATGGGCTCGATCGCGGTGATCATCGGGTTGGTGCGCAGGAAGAACTCCATCACCGTGGTGTCCGAAACCGACGACCTCGGGGTGGTGGAGATCGTGCGGTACACCGAGTAGGGCACCAACATGGTGTTGGGCATCTCCTTCATGTTGGAGTTCTGCACGAGGCGGGTTGGTGCCTCGTTCAGGAGCTCCAGCATTTCGTCGGTCGTGGCGGTGTCGAACCACTTGTTCGGCACGGTCTTGTCGACCTGATCGTTGTTGAAGAAACCCTTCATGCCGGAGGCGGGGTCGCCGAAGAAGGCGATCTCCTGCACCTTCTCCTCGTAGGCGCGGCGCACGGCGTTGGCACGGCGCTGCTCCAGGTTCATGCCCTGCACCATGGCAGCGGCGCGGGTTTCCTGGATGGTGTACGCGAAGGAGGCACCGAGGCTCCGTACCGGGTGGCTGATCTCCTTGCGGAGAACGTCAGCGCGCGGCAGATCGTTCGCCTTGTCGGCGATCACCTTCATCGAGCCCTGCTTGTCGAAGACTCGGTAGGTGAAGGAGTCGGAGCCAGGACCGACCTCGGTGGAGATCGGGATCAGCTGGCTGTACTTGATGTCGGCGTATTCGACCTCGAAGGTACGAGACAGGATCGTCTCGAGTTCGCGGGCGAGAAAGACGCCGACCTCGTCGTTGCGAATTTCAGTGGTCATGGGAGGTAGCTCCGAGATCAGGCGCCGGTGTCGGCGGCGAACGTGCAAGCCGGGATGTCGATTTCCAGCATCACCAGGCCGGCGGCAGTGGTTTCAGACAGCCAGCGGGCACCTGCGGTGATCGCGACGGTCTTGTTGTTGACAGCCGTTTTGGTGAAGCGGCCCAGGAGGGCTCCGGCGACAGTGCCCGAGTGGTCGGCGTTGTAGAAGCGCACGGCATCACCGAGGGCGATGGCAGTGGCGCTGTAGACCCAGACCACGCCTTTGGAAAGCACGTTCAGGGTCTCTTTGTCGGGGTAGCCGATGCGGCCATCCGAGTACACGGGGGTCGGGACTGGGGTGTAAACCATTCCCGCCTTGGCACCCTCCATGGTCATCGAGCTCACGGTGATGCCCTGGATCAGGGTGGCACCGGTGGCGATCTCAACCGCCAGGGCGTCGTTGCTGGTGGGGGTGTTGTCGGTGGCGACCAGAACCCCGAAGGGGATGGCGGCGCCGCTCTGGTTGCGGTAGCTGCGCGACACATAAGCCTGCAGGTCCGCGATCATGCCCTCGTGCCCAACGACCTGGCGTTGGGGGTAGGTGCCTTGAACGCCAGCAGGGCTGGTGACAGTGGTCGGGGAAAAAGTGACAGCCATGGAAGGAGCTCCTTACTTGGTGGCGGTGAGGGGACGCTTCCAGTTCTCCTTGACCTGGGAGCGGTAGGCGGCTACCGAATCCTTGGTCGTGGACGAGCTGCCGGCGCCGCGGAGGGCGGTGCGCAGCGACTCGGTGCTGTCAGCGCGATCGGTGTCGTCTTCGCCTTCGTCCTCGGGGGATTCCTCCTCGTCGTCGTCAGGGTCAGCGTCGGCCCGGGCGGCGAGGATGCCGTCGACCACGCCGCGGACGTACTCGGGGGCGGCATCTTCCCGGGGGGTGTTGCCGGTCAGGTTCTGGAAGGCCTGGACGTAGAGCTCGTCGTCGTCGATGCCGTCGAACTTGAAGTCCTCGGTGAAGGCCGGGGCGAGCTGCTGGAGGGTGGCGAGGCGGGCGGCGACCAGGCGGTCGAGCTCGGTGGTGTCGATGCGGCTTTCGCCGGTGGATTCGGCCTCTGAGAGGGCCTCCTCGAGGGCGTCGGCTCGGCCTTCGGCGGCCTCTTTCTCTTCAGCGAGGGCGTCGTAGTCGGCTTGGAGAGAGTCGAGCTTTTGCCGCAGTTCACCGAGTTCGGTGTTGGCAGCATCGAGCTGGCGTGCCGTGTCCCGGACATAGGACTGGACCGCGCCAGCGGCTTCTGCGGGCAGATCGATCTCCAGGCCGTCCAACTTGATGGATGCCATGGGTTTGCGTGCGGGGGAGATGGGCTGGTCGAGGTTTGCGGCCTCGGGGAGGGCTACGGCATCTGCCGCATCCATGCGATCGAGCAACAGGCGGACCTCCGGGCCAGCCCGGCCGCGGGGGACGATCGCAATGTGGTTCACCCGGATGTTGCGCTGGACGCCCTCGTAGGACTCGCCCTCGGGGGTGATCCCTGGGGTCGGGTCGAAGTCGACGCGGTAACCCGCGCTGACCTCGGTGGCGTCCTTGCGCTCGATCTTCTCGATGGTGTCCTGGTCGGTGATGACCAGGGCGACCTCGACGAAACCATCGTTGAATCTCACCTGGGAACCGGAGGTGCCCTTGGAGAACTGCGCGGTGTTGCTGGAATCGAGAAGGACCGGGGGGTGGGTCCACGTGACCGGCTTCATGCCGAACGTGGCGAGGGATTCGGGCTTTTGCACCTCCTCAGGGGGGCGATACTCCCGAACTTGAGAACCATCGGCGCGTCGATAGAGCTGGGTGCCCGTTCGGGCAGCCCGGCACCAGACCCGGAGGTAACCCTCGTCGGTCTTTTCGCTGCCGATGATCGGCGCGAAATCGAAGCGAGAAACCGATGTTTCCATGGACGCAGAATAGCGCTGCTCGCTGAGAGCGTTAGCCTCTAATCGCTAAGCGTATGGCGCAAGATGGCAATTTACAGGCAGCTGATGCTGTGTAGTCGAATTCGTGCGTTGAGAGTAGCGGCACAGCTGACTCAAAGTGATGTTGCGGAACGGCTTGGTGTAAGCCAAGCGGCTTATTCGAGGTTGGAGAAAGGGGAGGTGGAGATTTCTGTAGGGAAGCTCTTTGAGCTTTGTGCGATCTATGGGGTGACGCCGGTGTACGTGCTCGAGGGGATTTAAGTCGATGCAGAAGCATTACGTTATGACCTGCCAAGCCGGCAGCTATCACGCCAGCTCCTGGCTGGGCCTGGGATGGGCCATCTTCAGGCACCGGCTCTGGCACCTCTGGCACCACGGGCGCTTTATGGATTGAATGGGTGGAAGCCCTCAGCCCATACAGAGTCCTGCTTCAACCGAGGGCGTGAGCCGTGGCCATTGCGGGCCCGGTTGGTGGAGGGGTCTTCGAGGACGGTTTTCCCGGCCACGGTGTGGGAGACGTCTGGGCCGCCTTTGCCGTCGATGCCGCGCCTGCGGCGCTCCTTGTTCAGGGCGGCGCGGCGCTTGCGTTCCTCGGGCCGGCGGTTGATTTCGGCCTGGTGGCGGACCTTCTTGGCAGCGGCCTCGGGGTGGGTGCGGTAGTACTCGGTGGAGGGGCCGTCGGCCCTTACCAGGCGGGAGCGCACTCGGGGGCGGTAGCCCTCAGTTCGTACGACTTCACGGGAGAGGTCGATGTAATAGCGCTTGATTGTGCGTTGGGCGCTGCGCCACAGCTCGGGTTCACGCCCGTCGGCGTAGGCTTCTGCAGCGCTACTGATGAAAGCAAGAGGTTCGTCCCACTTCTGTTGAAACTTTTGGAGTCTGTATCTTGATTCGTAAAAGTAAGGACCGGGATCGCTTTTTATCATTCGCTCAGAAGCTCTTTCCATATCCCATGTCAGATTCTCGACTCCAGAGCGACCGTGCGGTGTACTGCCAGACCATTCATCAATAGTAGTGGCAAAGCCGAAATCAATAAAAGCGGTCTTGCGTGTCTTTGGGTTCCAGAGGACATTACCTTCGTGCGCGTCGCCGTGGGCTATGCCTTCGACGTTAAGCTTGCTAAGATTGCGGATAACGTCAAGTCTCAGCTTGAGTGGGGCATTGCCGTAAGTCGTAAATTGTTTGGCTACGGACTGGTAGCCTTTCATGTGCTCCATTGTTATTACGTTGTTGCCTCTGAAGGCGAGCGGTTCTGGGGCACCTACACCAAGTCCACGAACTTGTTGGAGCATTTCCCATTCTCGATCCGCTACCCAATCATTGTCAGGATCAGTGACTGTTTTAACCCCGTATTTTTGACTGGGGTGAATGAAATAGGAACCGAATTGACCTCCCCCACCGAAAGCACGACACCGAGTTGGATTGATCCAGGCGTCAAGCTTCAGTGGGGGGAGCGTCTTTCCCAGGCTGTCTCCCCGACAGGCAGCGTTGATTTCAGCTTGGCGTCGGGTGTTGATGTCTTCTTGCCAGTCGGCTTTGTTGTTGGCCTCGAGGGCTTCGCGAATGATGCGGTCGTTGTTCTCGGGGGAGATTTTGGGTTTGGCCGCAGCGGCGGCACCCTGAGCACGCAATTCATCGCGTGTAACTGGGGGTTTGAATGGCCCCCGGAATTTCTTAGCCAGAACGAGTCCTCCTGCTAGTAAGCCTGCGCTTAGTGCAACTTTAGCTGCAGTCTGGGAGTTGTTGCTAGTGGGAAGACCCGTACCTTTACTGCACTTATGGCTTTTGGGGATGTGAGAAGCACCACAGGGCTTTCCCGGCGTCAGGCCCTCGTCACGGCGGCTGGTCTTGCCCGAGCACTTCCACTTCGCTCTCGAGAGGCAGAGGGGAGTGTTGCGGTCCTTGCCCGCGCAGTTCTTGTTGTGGGACTTCATGTCGCCGAAGGAGCGGGCGCAGTAGCGGTCCCCCTTGTCGGTCCCGGGGGCGATCTTGTAGCCCTTGGCGCCGTAGCGGACTTTGTTCTTGCGGCCGGTCTCGGGGTTGGTGACGGTCTTCGTGTACTTCTTGCCGTCGCCTTCGGCGTCCCCCCGAGGACGGGCGGGGTCGATGTAGGTGGTGCCGTAGAGCGGATGCGCAGCAGCGTCACTACGGCCAAAGCCCTGGGGTTTGCGCCGCCGCGGTTGGCCGGTGCGAAGGTCACGCTGGGTGCGGATGCGCTCGGGGGTCAGAGACTGCGGCGGGTTTAAGGGAACCTGGAACTCGGTGGTGCCGCCCTCGGGGAGCTGGGCCGGTGGGCGCTGCGCTTGTCGGCGCATAGAGCGGTAGCCCGGTTCGTAGCGGCGGCGGGCGGCCTCGGTGCGCAAGCGGAGCTCTCGGAGGGTGGTCTTGAAGGCCATGCCGGTGGCTTCGCCGGTGGCGGCCATGGTGTTGCCGATCTGGGCGATGCGGGTCACCTCGGCTTGGGCTGTGCGGCCGATGGCGGCTTCAGCGTTGCGCACGGAGGCGGCGGTGTTCTCCCGCATGCGCTGGGTTTTGGATTTGGGCCGGCGGGCAGGGGGGAGCAGGCCATAGGGGGTGGAGCCGGGGAGGCGGGGAGGACCGCTGGGTGCAGAGGGTTTCGGGCTCGCGGAGCTCGCGCTCGGGGGCGTGACCTTCAGATGCCGGATTTTGGGTGGGCGTCGATTGACTGCTGCAGCGGTAATGCCAGATGCGACCAGGGCACCTGCCGCGATGGCGGCCACTTTCGTTGCTGCGCCCTTGTGGCACTTTTCACCTGGGGAGATAGAGCCTTTGCCGCACTTTAGGTCGAGGCGGCTTATATTACCGTGCATATACTCATCGGCATCTTTACGTCCAGATTCTTTTATAAATTGGTCCCAGAATCTTGAGTAGTCTTCTGCGGTAGCTCTTGGGTTTTGATCTACGAAAGCTTTGGCCGCTGGGGCAAAACGCTTTTGGAGCTCAGGGTCTAGATCTTTAAGCATATCACTTACGTGCTTAAGATCGTTTCGCAACCCCCATTTAGGCATATCCTTTATAGGCTTAGCGTATCCCCAGTCTATGAGCTTTACGTCTCCTTCTCTTATCATTGTGTTTCCCAGGTGCATATCATTATGTGTATAACCAGCTTCATGTAGCTTTTTCATCTCTTTAATGAATGTTACAGCGTACTCGGTGCGCGTGCTCTGCTTAGTCTTGGAATCGAGCAAGCTGTGCATAGTTGTGTAACCATCTAGGAATTCAATTTGCGCTATTGAGCGTTTGCCGTCAAAAGCTACTACGTTAGGTGTATTAACGCCTTTATCGTGGAGCCTAGCCTGAATAGCGGATTCTTTCATAAAAGCTTTGCGCCCACTTACTGTACGCTTAAAGTTAATCTTAAACACAGTTTTTCTGTCTTTTGCGGTATAGATTGCACCTGCATAACCTTTCGCTAGAAACTTAGAGTCTTTGGGTGGTATGGGTGCTGTATGTGGTAACGGTACGACTGCACCTAATTCTTTTAGTGCTCTCTCAGCCGAAGGGGCCCATTTTCTGCGCGATAACGCTCCTCCTGTAACGGCTAATACGCCTATACCAGCGGGAAGCAAAATCCCAGAGCTCGGCTTTGTTGCTGAACCTTTATGGCACTTCTCACCAGGGGAGATGGCGCCCTTGCCGCACTTGAGGTCGAGGCGAAGAGTGCTGGGGTTAATACTCATAGTGCTATAGCTTCCCAGTCAACCTCAAAGCCTTTGGCCCAGATGGAGTCGCGCCGGCCTCGGCGACGAAGGATCTCTTGGTAGGCGGCGTTGTAGATCTTTGCGCGCTCGGGGTCGCCACCAGTATCAGGATGATTAGCACGCATTAACTCCAGCCACTTTTTCTTTATGTCTCTGTCTGAAGCTGTTTCGGGAATACCTAAGCTCTGATAAGGGTTGGGTACGGCTTTATTAGAGCCTCTAGTAGACTGATTAGTGTTTGAACTGCGCTGAGCATTAGCCCATTCTTGCCAGCGTCGTTTTTTGTAGGCGTTTTGTTGTTCGCGTGACCACTGATTCGGGTCTGTTCCGGTGCTAGTCTGCCTGTTGGAGCTTCTACTGTAGCGAGAATTAAAGCCTTCACTATTTGGCGGTGTCCAATTTGGAGATTCAAAGTTCATATTTTCAAACTCTTGCATCCTGCGTCTATGTGCTTGTTCGGCCTTAGCACTACCGCGGCCGGCCGAAGCAAACATTCCACCGGCAAGAGCTATGCCTGCCCCGAGGTCGCGTGCTCCCTGATTCTTTGTTCGTTCACCGTAAATACCGAGACCTACTCCAATTAAGCCGAGTCCACCGCCTGCGATGGCTACAGCATTTGCCCCCCTTTCTCGTTGAATCGATTTAGGGTTGTTTCTTTTGCTGCGTGCTAAGACTAATCCGCCTACAGCAGCTGCTGTTCCAAGAGTTACCAGCCCCTTTTCTGCAAATGTAGCTTGTTTAATCTTCTTGTTGCTAGTTTTTTTCGTAGCAAGCCCTTTAGTGCATTTCTCACCGGGAGAGATGGAGCCTTTGCCGCACTTGAGGTCGAGGCGAAGAGTGCCGGGGGAAAGCATGGTCAGAGGGAGAGCTGAGCGAGATCGACTTTGAAACCTTTGGCGTAGATAGAGTCGCGTTGTATAACTCCAGATTGATAGTAAGTCTTTCCTTTTTTGCGTGATTTAATACGGTCAGGTGTTGCATATTTGTAGCCAAATGTGGTTGCGCTTGCGGCTTCCAACACTCCAAGACCCGCTCCTGCGACTGCACCAGCGCCTGCACCAATCCCTGCTCCCACCGCGGTTCCGATACCTAAACCCCCAAGAGCTGTCCCTGCTACAGCACCTCCAGTGGCTCCCCATCCAGCGTAAGCTTTACTGTTTTGTCGAATAAAACCTTCTACTGGTTCACGCGCATTTAATACACCTTTCCTGCCTGGAGCCTTCGTACGTGCCAGGTAATTAAACTGCTCACCCCAGGTCATACCGCGATAGACCTGCCCAGCACGCAATCCGGGAGCTCTGTTACTCTTTGCGTGTTTTTCTACAGCTTGGGTTGCGCCTTTAGTGCATTTCTCACCTTTGGAAATTGCGCCTTTGCCACACTTGAGGTCGAGGCGAAGAGTGCTGGGGGTAAGCATGGTCAGAGGGCCAGTTGGTCGTAGTCTACGGAGAAGCCGGGGGCATAGACACTATCTTTATAGCCGACGCTACGGCGCCACTTCTTTTCTTTCTTTTGGTTTTTCTCGTGTTGCTGAAGATCTGTGGAACCGAAAGCTCCAACGCGACGGGCTGCACCAAGGCCGCCAGCTCCAGCTAGCAATAAAGTAGATCCAAGGACGGCTGCAGCTTTTGCTCCGCCAGAGGCTTTTTCATTTTTACCGCCAGTTACACGTGTGGCGATTGTTTTTCCAATGTTGTAGCCAGAGACCCACTTGCCGGCTTCAAGTACACCTAGGCCTACGCCCTTAGCAGCTTGACCAATCTGAACACCTACATTGGGGCCCTGGGCTTTCGTTGCTGGACCCTTCCGGCATTTTTCACCCTTTGAAATTGCACCTTTGCCACACTTCAGGTCCAGGCGTTCTGCAGCGTCCAATCGTGCTCGGATGTAGGAGCGACTGCGGCCCTGGATGCCGAGGTCGCAGGCGGCCAGGTATTCGGGGGCGGTGAGGGCGTCGCTGCGGCCCTTCATGGGGTAGTTGCCACCGTCCTTCATGGCTTTGCCGCAGCTGCCGTCGCACTTGCCCTTGCGCCCCTTGGCGCCGCAGCCGCACTCGGCGTCCATGGGGGCCTTGGTGCTCTTGGCACCTTTGGCGGAGCGCTTGCGGCTCTTCTTGGGGTATTCCTCGCCTTCTTCTGATTCGGTGCCCTCACGGACTTCCTCTTCCGGGGTCTCCTTCATCTCGTGGGCCTTGCCTTCGCCGGGCTCCATTTCCAAAGGAGGGCGCTTTTTGGTTGGGGTGCGCATCGGAAGAGAGGAGACCGGCACGGTCTCGGGGGCTAGATGCAGCGTAAGGCTGATGCGCTGTTGGCTTATACGCTGAGCGGTGTTGGTGTGATCTGCTCAAACACGCCGCGTTTGTTCAGGATGGAGGCGTCAGGGAATCGTGATGTAGCGGCGACTTCTTTGCGGTGGCGCTGGGGCATTTCAGCGTAGTCGGGATCAAGTTCTGCGATGTTCTGACTCCAAGGAGCTAAGTAGCAGCGGCAATTAGGATGTAGTGGTGTAGTAACTGTCCCCCTGCGGTAGATACGGCCGGCGCGGGGGGCGCAGATTGTGCAGGAGCGGTCGTCCGCCGTGGCGTAATAGAGAACGGTGTCGATGCCTTGAGCGCTGTAGTAACGGTCGCTGGCGGTGTTGTAAGCACGCAGGCTTTCGGTACGCACGATCGTTTCCGCGCGGCTTTTGACGACATCCAGGCGTTGGCGGGCGTCGGTGACCATGGCAGCGGTGGGCCGGCCTTCGGTGATGCCCTGGGCGATGAGCGTTGCTGTGGTTTCGGCAAAGGTCTGTCCGTGTTTCCACAGGAAGGTCTTGGCCTGCTGGAGTGCAGCGAGCGTGGCGTCGAGGGGGATCGTCACATCCACCCGGGGCCTGGTGGGCATGGCATCCTCGGTGGTGCCGGCCGCGGAGAGGAGGCCCAGCCTTTGGGCTTCAGTGACCAGGGTGCGCAGCGCACGGTCGTAGGCGTCAAGAGCTTCAGGGCGGACCGTGCTCGGGATGAGCCGGCGCAGCAGTTGGAGGATGGCCAGGTTGCGCTGGGCTGGGTCGCTGTAGCCGGCGCGCATGTGGACGCGGACGCGGCGCAACAGGCGGTTGAAGCTGGCGTCGAGGACGGCGTCCAGGCGCTGAATGGTAGCGTCCTCGGTGGTGCGGAGGATCTGGTTGTAGCGCTCGACTAGGCGCATGCGGTGAGAAGCCGCGCTCGGGTGAGGTTGTAAGCGTCAAGGTAGATGGCAGAATCAGTCTTGCTCTCCAACATGCGACGGCGCGCTTCCTTGAGGGCAGCTGCGCGACTCATACCGGGGTTCTGCTTCATCAAGTCAGTAGCTATTTGGTTAGCACTTTGAGGGCGTCGCTGTGTGGTGCGGGGAGCGGGGTTGATTTGTTGCTCTAACTCGGAGCGTATCTTTCTCTGAGCGTTTTTGACGTTCTTAGGGTTGTAGCCACCGTACCAGCGCTCTAACATGAGATCTTCTATCTCATCACGTATTTGAGACTTTGTAGCTTCGCGGTCTCGGGTGTTATTCATACGCTTAGTAAACTCAGCTATTTTTACCCCGCTCTGGTTGCCGAAGAGGTTGGCTAGGTCGCCCTTCATGGGCTTTTTCTCGCTGATAAAGAATATGACCTCGTCAAGAAGCTCACCTGAGCGTTTACGGTCTACAGTTAAAAACTTATAGGCTTCACGTTGAAGTTGCTCGTCTAATGTGTAACTGTTTTTGGCTTTCACATTAGCTCTATAGTCTTTTCCGTACTCCCTATTATTGGGGTCTATTTTCTCGCTGAGTCCGTGAGGAATGTTTGGATTTTTGAGTATGCGGGTGTTGCCACCTTGGAAGGCAAGCCCTTTAGAAATCTTGTAGAAGTCGTCACCTTCACTAACCCATGTGCGCATATTATCTTCACTATGGGAGAACATACCAAATGTAGGCCCTGCTACGTTGACAACTTTAACATCCCTGTAGCCCATCTCTTTTAAGATAGCTAGGGTCTCTGTAGCTACGTTTCCTCCATTGCTGTAGCTCATTATATCTACAGACTTTCCGGTTAAGCGGCGCTGAGCTACAACAAAAGCAGCTGCACGCACAGCATCTGGGTTAAAGCCTCTTTCTATATTTTCCCTTAGAAACTTAAAGCGCTTAAATGTGTCTTTTATTGTCATTCCAGCTTTTGCGACGTTCTTACCTGTAGCGCCTCCTAGTTTCTCAGCTTTGTCTATGAAAGCCTCACGTTTCTTAACTTGCAAATCATCTGGTATTTTATCTACAGGCTGAGAGATGTTATTTGAATATGGTATAATATCACGATCGCCCCATATCTGCTGAAAAGCACCGCCTTTAGCCATCATATAGCTACCTTGTCCGCGGTTTGTAAATTTATTGTCATCAGCATAGGATAACATTACAACGGCGCCTTTGGAGCTCTTAGTTTGACCAAACCATGCGGGGTCACTATCCATAGACCCGAAACCTCCATCTCGCCCTTTATCCTTAAAGTTATACACTGAGGCTTCAAATCCAGTTACATCTTGAGGACGCTTTTTTAATCTTTTTGCGGCATCTTCTCTAAACTTCCTTTCAAGCTCTAAAGCTAGTTTTTCGGCTTCTAACGCTGACTTAGATACATTTTTCCTATAAGCGGAAACACGAGAGCGTGATACACCCATAGCAGCTAGAACTGCGATACCACCCGCGACAGCTGCAGTTCCTGCTGCAACTTTAAGCTTGTCGTTCGCTAAGTTTGATGTCTCTTGTTGTTCTGTGTAGCGCGCAGTTGTAGCCTTAGTACATTTCTGATTTTTTGGAATAAAGCTCTTACCGCAAGGTTTACCAGTTCTTTCTTGTTTAGGTGTAAAGTCAAAGCGGGTTGTTCTGTGTGTAGTAGTTGTGCTGTCATCTAAGTTGGTAGAATCATTACGAATTAAGTCTGCGATTTGATCGATATGGCTGTCTTTCATTTTAGTAAACTTACCTTTCGTTTTCATGGCAAATAAACGCTCATCAGAAGAAAGGGCTTGCCTAAAGCCGTATCTCCTATAAATAGCGCTTCTCTTGCCTCCCTTTTTGTCGTTAGCGTAAGGAATGGCATAAATAATTGAATTGTCGGGTAGTTGTTCTACTTGGCTATTGAACATCTTTTTAACTAAAGAGGCTATACCTTTAGCGTTGCTAGCAGCCGCGGTTGACTTGGCGTCAAACTCTCCATCAATTCGGAATTGAGTAGAATAAGTGCGGGCACCCCCTAATGATTCTTGTGGAGTAGTGTTGTAAATAACTAAGCTCTCGCCTACTGATCCCGTGCTTAGAATAGCGCCGTTTTTTGTGCGCCAGTTACTAAAGTTATTAACAGTATCCACATCTGTTATCTCAGCCCCGCGAGCTCGTAGAGCCATGTGGGCGGCTGAGAGCTTAGCATCTCCTACAAGACGACTGGCCCGCTCTCTATACTGCTTAGGAAGCTTGTTAATACCATCTGTTACCTCTTGGCTTGACAAGCGCTTGATTACTCTTTTCGAGAGTTCGGGTACTACTTCAGCTGTGCGCTGTCTTACTACCGCTCCAACAGCACGCCGTTGAACACGTACACGTACATAAGCTTTGTGAGCTTGTCTATTGTTTTTCTTCAGCGCTTTCCTTAGTTTAATATCTCCCTTTCGGGCGGCTACACGTAGCTTTTTTCTATTTTTAATAGCTCCTACCACGGTAGCGACGCCACTAGCAATCGTGGCGACTTTGGCAGCATTGTTGAGCAGGTCTGTTGTAGGGTTCTGACCTTGAGCTGGATCGACGTAGCCCTTGGCTCCGGGCTTACTGCACTTTTCGTTCTTGCCGATGAAACTCTTACCACAGGGTTTCCCCGTGCGTTCTCGGGTGGGAGTGAAGTCCTCGCGAACAAGGAGGTAAGCGTCAGCCCGGCGACGTGATGCAATGATCCGATCGGCCTCGGTGGCGGCGCCCTCGGGGGAGTAGCCGGCGCGGATCAGATCACGAATGATGGCGTCGCGGCTGCGTTGACGACGCCGGGCCGGGCGCTCCTGGGAGGTGGCCTCTGTTGAGGTCTGCCCTCGGGAACGTGTGGCCTGCTGCACCAGGCTGATGCTGCCGATGGCGTTGCCTCGGACGTTCTGCCCGAGTTCGCGCCCGTACGTGCGAACGACCAGATCCAGGGCTTCCTGAGTGGTTGCAGGCTCGGGAGCACCCGTGGCTCGGGCGATTTCTACACCGGCGTTGAAGGCTTCGGTGCGTGTCAACGTGATGTTGACGTCGTTATTGGTGCCTAATCGTTTGGAACCAGCAACAAACCTAGTATGGTAGGTGCGCTTTGCTAGTGTGCCTGTGTAGGTGCCATATACAGGGGCGGGTAGGTCAATCGCACGACCGATAAAGACACTGTGTGCTTCGATGGCATCATTGTAGAATGTATTCTGCCGCATTTTCCGCAGGCGTGCTTGTTCTTTTTCATTTCCACGATTGACTACTAAGTCGATTGAAGGAGCTTGCTGTAAATCATCAGCTACTCTCTGAAAAAGCCTGTCGTAACTGGAGACCGTTTTCTTGTAGAGACTCTTGGCTTGAGTTTCATAATCTGAACGGGTTACAGTGTCTACCAGTATGCGCGTAGCTTGATTGTCAGCTAAGCTACTGCCACCGACTTTGCCTATATAGTTCCTAACAGCATCGGGGTCTTTAGGATTAAGCCCTGCTTCACGCATGCTTGTTTTGATACCGGCGCCTGTAGCTTTGAATAGCTGAGTCATGCGGCTAATAACAAGCTCCCCTTCTTGCTTTAAGTCCCCACCGTTGGGAGCTGGCAAGCCGAAGCTTTTAGCTAGAAGATCATTTGTTGCGTGAATCGAAAAGACACTGCCGTTCTGGCCAATACTGACTGGAGAGACACGAGGCGTTCTCGGGGTACTCCAGAAAGTCGTCAGAGACCGGCTTTCCCATACGTCATAGGACAGCCGACTAGGCCTGGAGCGGTTATTAACAGCTCCATCTACTGAACGAAGTGAATCTGTAAGTAGGCTTTCTACATCAGCTGCAGTCCCCTCCACATTGGAGGTGGTCTGGCTGCGCACCATTTCGCTCAGGCTACGTCTTGTGCCTGGTTCACGGGCTAGGGAAGCGGCACCTCTGGACTCGATCGAGCCCACGGAGCGGTTAATCGCACCAACAGCTTCGACTCCGATTTGTTGGCGGCGACGTACACGGTCTCCGTAAATAGGGATATTTGTACGAACTAAGTTAATGGCTGAGCGTGCAGAATCGTCAATTTGTTGACCTACGCCTTCGCGATAACCTTTGAAGTTTTTAAGTCCGCGGTGCATTAGAGTAGCACCTACTACAGCTGTTGCTGGTAGAAGTACACGTCCTAAGAAAAAGTCAACATTTTTCTTGACTTCTTCCTTCTTCTTCAGGTCTCCCGGTGAAAGCTTTGCAGTACCTCGCGCAATCGCTTTGCGTCCACCCTCAAGCTCGGAAAAGCTGAGCTTGACCGCAGCGGTGCGCAAACGTCCGAGCCCTCGCTCGATGTTGGCCAGGCCTGAGACAGGGTCAGAGCCTTTGCCAACAGCGCGCAGATGGCCATCTTCCCCTTCGCCCTTGAGGCGGCAGTCCCAGTTGGGTGGGATGCAGCGGTTACCGCACTGGCGATTGGGTGGTTTGCACTTCACCCGGGCGGTCCGCCTGGCGTCGAGGCGCTCTCGGGTGGCGTTGTACGCCTGGACGCGGCTGGTGTCGGAGGCTGTCATCAGTACGTCTCCCACGCAGCGCGAAGTGACTCAAGCTCGGCTGCCGGAACTGGCGAGAGCCCTGCCACAGTCTGCCGTGGATAGAAGGCTGAAACTGCCTTCTTGGCAGAACGCATAGAAGCGAAGCCGGTCACGTATGGACCCTCAACAAGAGCAGCGTCTGAAACAAAGCGGGATTTGTATAAGTTGTAGGATTTGGTTCGATGAGGGCCGAAGATCATAAGGGTTTGGTTTTTGCTGTCTACCCTGTGCCCGTCAGGTGTAACAAGATAACCTGCGCGCATATCTCCAATCTGGTGGGTTACTCGAATTGTTAGACCATGCGCGTCCATGCGGTCAAAAGCAAAAGGCTTCTGATTGTCGGTCTCATCCAGTGGCGCACCTTCACCCTCCGGCTCTTGCTCCGGCACTTCTCCGCCCTCGGGGGGCACGCCTCCCATCTGGGCGGCTTGCATCTGGGCCTCGAAGCCGGCCACCTGCTGTTCGAACTGCATCTCAGCCTGGGCAGTGAGCTGCTCGGTGACCGTGTCGTCCAGCTGCGTTTCCAGGGAGAAATCCGTGCCGCCGAAGCGGGACTGGCGCAGCTCCAGGGGGCTGAGCACGCCCAGCTGCACGTAGGTGTTGTCAGCCTGAGAAGCCTGGACACGCAGCGCGACCTTCTCTTCGTCGGTCTGGGTGAAGACCGAGGGGAAGTGGACCTCCCAGCTCTCGGGGGGCTTTCCGCGGGTGGGCCCCTCCCTGGCGAGGAGGACGTACTGGAAGACCTCGGTGATCGGGTTGCGGCAGTACACCTCCTGCCACCCCTCCACCAGGGAGGCCCAGACGCGCTCTTCGAAGCGGCCCTCCTTGCCCAGGCCGCCGGGGCTGTCGCCCATCAGGATCGAGGCCGGCCAGCCGGTCACCGCCTGGAGGTGGCGAATGAAGGGCTCGGTAGCGTCGGCGATGTTGCCCAGGCTGCGGGAGAGGTTGGTGAGCTCCTCCTCCTTGTCGAGCACCATGGCCCCGTAGACCGAGCGGGCCAGGTTGTTGATCTCCAGGCGCTTGCGGATGTCGGCCTCACCACCGGCGGCGATGCGCTGCATCAGGCCCGGGATCTGGTGGACGAGCAGATCGCCCTCGGAGAGCAGGGAGTTGAGGCCCCCGAGGGCACCCTCGTAGTTCTGGAAGGCTTCCCAGATCACCTCGATGCAGCTCATGCCCCAGCCGGTGTTGCGCGCTCGGAGGTTCCAGGGGAGGTACAGGCCATCGAAGCGCGCCACCCGGGAGGCGTGGATCATCACGTTGACGTAGGCCTCGGTCTGATCCTCGGTGATGCGCTGGGTGGTGGTGATGCGGTAGTGCTCGGGTTTGGAGTAGTCGGTGAAGCTGACGTCCTCGGGGATCAGCTCGTGGCGGGACAGCGGGACATAGCCCCGCACGTTGCGGAGGCGTTTGGGGTCGACGGGCTCGTGGGGCTCAAGCCCGTCATCGAGGAGCAGCACCAGGCCGGCGCCGCCGTAGATGCGCTGGAGCTGGATGACTTCCCGCAGCGCATGGCCGAATTGGGTAGCACGCAGGAAGCTTTCGACGTTGGCGACGAGCTCTGCCTGCTGGGGGGTGATGTCGTTACCACCGAGCTTGATCGTGGGCTGGTGGCGCAGGATGGTCTCGGGGATGGCGTCGACGTAGCGACGCACCAGGCCGTTCTTGTAGAGCTCTTCGAGTTCTGCTTGTGCTAAGAGTGAGTTGTACCTGACAGTGTTACCCAGTTTCTTGTCTTTTCCGGGTACACCCATTCCGGTGAGGACGTTGACAAGAGCGCCATCGTTCCGGAACTGTTCCGCAGCGAGAGTCATAACAATGCGCTCTGATCGACCTACTTCGTAGGTTAAGCACGGAAATCGCGAAACAAACGTCGGAAATGTGTTTCCGATGCTGGGTTAGCGATTTCCGATGCTGGGTTAGCGATTTCCGCCTCAGCCTTCGCGATTTCCGATGCTGATTTACAAATTTTCGAAGAACGCTGCCGTGGGTGGCGTGTCCGGGATCAGCGAGCAGGCGAAGGCCAGGGCCATAACGGTGTCATCATGATGTCCAGGCGCAGCTTCGCGGGCCCCGTTCTCCTTGTGCTGGAAGGCTCGCAGCTCCTTGGGAATGTCGCCATCGGGGAAGATCAGCTCGTCGTGCTCGAGGAGGTAGAGGATCCGGTCGGTCGCGGTGATCTTGCTGGGGCGGCTGGTGTTGAACAGCTCGATGGCATAGCTGGGCAGCGCACCCTGGAGGGCTTCGGCGATCACGGCGCCCATGGCCTGCTTCTCCACGATCACCCGTTGGGGGAGGTAGTCCTCGATGAGGGCCTTGACGTGCCGCAGGCTGTAGTCGGTGCTCCGGCCGTTGGCGCGGTACATCGACACCACCTCGTAGGGCGCGGTCGTGATGTCGAGCACCAGGGCGACGAAGTAGTCACGGCCGCCGGCGTTGGGGTCGATGCCGATCACGTAGCTGCGGCCGATGACACCGCACTCGCGCCAGGCGCCCCGGGTGGCCCGCTTGATCAGCGCGCTCGGGAAAACCTGGGTGTCGGTGCTGCCGAAGGACAGCTCGTACTCGGAGGCCCAGGCAGCTTCGGTGAGCTTGCGCTCCTTGCGCGTCTTCTCGGCCCAGCCGGGGTCGGCGCTGTAGATCGGGTGCTGGCTGTAGTGGATGGCGATGCGGGTCCAGCCGTCGTTCGCACGAGCCAGCAGGGCGTTGAGCTCCGCGATCAGCTCGGGGCCGCGCTCGGGGTTGGCGCGGGCGGCTGAGACAGCGTCGTACCAGTCCTCGGGGATGCTGTCGTGCCAGACGGCGCCGTACCAGTCGGTCTCGGTGTCGGGGGTGGAGGTGACGATCACCTTGGCGGCGTCGCCCAGCATGGCCAGGGCGGGGGAGGCGGCGCGGTAGATCTCGTCGACGTCCTCGACGAAGGCGGCCTCATCCAGCCACAGGACGGAGCCGGAGGGGATACCGCGGGCGGCGCGGGCGCCACCGGGCAGGAAGTAGAGGGTGCCGCCGCCGACGATGGAGACCAGGGTGTTGCTGTCGCTCGTGTAGCGGAAGCTGTGGCCCTGGATGCTGTTCAGCATGCGCCGGGTGCGGCGGCCGAGGTCTGAGGAGTCCTGCTGGGTCTTGCTGATGATGATTCCCGCGAAGCCAGGCTCGGTGGCGGCGCGGCAGCCCATGTAGGAGGCGACGGTCTCGGAGGCGCCCATCTGGCGCGACTTGTTGACGATGACGTTGGCGGAGCGGTTGATCTGGGTGACCAGGCCGATCTGGAAGTCGTAGGGGTCGAAGGGGGCGATGGTGCCGGCCGTGCGGATCCAGGTCTTGCGGGCGAACTCGGGCCAGCGGTCGACACCCGGGAGAGGGCTTGTGTTGGTCGAGGAGGTGTAGATCGCCGAGAGCGCTTTGCGGCGCTCCAGCTCGGCCTGGAGGCGGTCAGCCCGGCGGCGCAGGGCGGCGAGAGAGGCGCTCATGCGTCCTCATAGTCCTCGGGGTCGGCGGAAGGTAGGAGGGGGTCGAGGTCGCTCTCGGGGATGGGGTCGTCGGCGCGCGTGGCCAGGGTCGCCAGCAGCTGGCGCTCGAGGTCGGCGAGCTGACGCTCCAGGATCTTGCGTTCGGAGAAGCCCTGGGCGCCGTTGATGAGCGTGCGGCTGGCGGCGATGCGGTCTGAGTGCCGGGCGTTGGGGTCGTTCATGATCTCGGTGAGCGTTTCCAGCGCTTGCGGCACCATGCTCAAACTCTGGCCGCCGCTCTGGGCCATGAGTTCTTGTTGGAGCGAAAAGATGGCGCGTTGGACCTCGGGTTTTCGCCTGTAGTTCCAGATGGTGCGTTCGGAAACGTCAAGCGAGCGGGCGACTTCGCGGATTGTCTTGCCTCGGGCCAGGAGGTCTACAGCGAGACGTTCACGCTCTCGGAGACCATCGATGTAGGAGCGCTTTGGGCCTGGCATGCTGTTGTTGTAACTCAGAGGTATGCTGAGCCTAGCGGATCTTTTCGTGAAAGATTCGGAACTCCCTCTCGCTTTTGGAGGTTGACTTAGATGGCTAAGGGTGATGATGAAGTGCTGCCTATGCACCGAGTGTTTACTTTTGATCAGATGAGGCGGTCTGTTAAAAATGCAAAAGATATAGAGGCGTTAAAGCGGGTGGCCTTGTCTCTTGTTGACTACTTAGAGGCGCAGCAAAAGACTGTTAATAAAATGCTGCGCCAACAGTGGTTGGGGTCGAGTGACTGTGAGACTCTAGATCCGGGCTAGGACTACGTCGTGTGGTTGGTTTTGATACTTGCCTAAACGTTCAGAATACGTGGTTTTGCAGGGAGCTCCGAGGAAGAAGAGAGCTTGAACAACGCCTTCGTTGGCGTAAATCTTGCAGTCGGCGCCGGAGGAGTTGGAAAACTCTAGGGTGAGGTGGCCAGACCAGCCAGCTTCGCCGGGGGTTAGGTTGGCGATAACACCACAGCGGGCATAGGTACTTTTGCCTACGAATAGGGCTGTAAGATTATCTGGGATGTTAAGACGCTCGTAGGCCACCCCGAGCCCGTAACTATGGGCGGGGAGAACGAAGTAGGAGCCGCCCTCGGGGGAGTTGTAGAGCGGGGCGGGGGCGAGGTGGGCGGGGTTGAAGTTTTTTGGGTCCACGATGGCGCCGGGGATGTGACGGAACACCATGAAGCGCTTGGGGCTGAGGCGGATGTCGTAGCCGTAGCTGGAGCAGCCGTAGGAGAGCACTCCGCGGTCTTCGACTGTGCGGATCAGCGCAGGCTCGAAGGGGGTGATCATGCCGGACTCGGCGTAGCGGAAGATGTCGCGGTCGGAGAGAAGCATGGGTGGTGGAGGCAGGGTTAGGCGACGTGGCGCCAGGCTTTGCGGTTGATGATGCGGCTCACAGTGGCAGCATCGATGCCGTATTCGGCGGCGAGCTGGTAGTTCGGGACGCCATCAGTAGCCTGCTGCCGCATCCGGCGGACATCATCCTCGAGGAGGACGGCGCTTCCGTTGCGGCTGCCGGGAGCTTTGGAGCGGCCCAGGGTGGTGCCGGGAACGGGGCCCGGCCGCGGGGAGAAGGGGCGCTCGAGTGTGCGTTGGGCGAACTTGCAGTTGATGCAGCGATACCAGCGGTGTGTGCCGTTGGAGCGGCGTTCAGTGACGACAACGCGCAGGGTGTTTATTGTTAAGCACTTAGGGCAGTTCATTGCTGTGGTGCTTTCGTAGCCAGGCGGCTTGTAGCTGGTGGAGTTTGGGTTGTTTCAGGTGGTCTGAGCTGACGGTTCCAATGATGTCGCCGAGGCGGATTTCGATCATGCCGTCCTCGGTGTAGGTGTAGATCGGAGAGGGCATGGAGGGGGTTACAGGGGTCATGGTGTTTCGGTGGTAGAAAGCCCCTTGCGAAGCTCGTTCATTACATCCTCCTTCGTGAAGCGTTGCTGAACCAGTAACGTGCTTGTCACCTGATTTAGCTCGGTGACGACTACATCCTGGATGCGCGACAGCAATTCAGCGTGCTCGGGTAGAGCGTCGGCGAGGGCCGCGCACCGTTTCCTGGCAGTTTCAATGCAAGCTTGGGAGACGTAGAACATCCCCAACTCTTGACGCCTGTAGGCTTCTTCGGCGGCTCGCTTGATTGTCACGATATCATCAGCCGGGGAGAAGCTGTTCAGAAAAATGCCAGTGCGGCACAGGAACTCATCGCGTGGGGAGTTAACGCAGACTTCACCGTCTTCATTGAATCGCAGCCATCGAGCGCTAACGCAGCCCGGCTCGACATCTGTAATCTGGCATATTCTGAGAGGCG